CTAAAAAGAAACTTTTAGCTTCTATCTCTTGTTTTACTTCTTCTTGAAAAGAAGTATTTAATTTTGTAATTACACTATCAAGATCCCTGACAAGTGATTGTAAATTTCTCTGTGTATATTCAGGTGAAGCTCTAGTTAATGATTGTACAATTTTAGCCATTATAAACTTGCGATGCCCCCATATCTTAAACCTACTCTTCCACCGTCTTTTTTAGCCCCCGGACCCCATCCTCCAGGTGTTCCTGGATCGTTTCCCCAGTTTCCACCATCATTATTATTATTATTATTATTATTATCATTATTACCATAATCATGTACTCCTGACTGATAGTCATCAGTAGTTGTACCAGTATTATCTGTCGTGTTGTTGTCAGTAGTAGTACTATCGTCAGTAGTACTATCGTCTTTATCTTTTTTATTTTCAAAAACAAACTCATTAATTAATTCAGGTGTAATGGTTGTATCTTTTATAGTTTTCCCTTTTCCAACTGTAAATGCTTCTTTAATTTTATTTTTAAGATAATTTTTATTATCAAAATAATTATCATCTAATAGTTCATCATTTAAAGTAATATTACCGTCATCATCAACATCATAACCTTGATTTTTTAGATCATTATAGATGTCTTGCTGCCCTTCAAGATAGCCTGTACCCATAAAATTTTTACCTGTTAAAGTTTTCATGATACCTGAACTATCAAATAACATTCCTTGTGAAGCTAAAGAATCATACATCCCTTTTTGTTGATCTGTTAAACCAGCAATACCATACGTAGGTCCATCTCCTCCAAAACCACTTAGTATACTAGGAATAACTGAAAAAGGATTTAAAGCTGTTACAGCAGCTTGTGCCCAACCAGGAAGTTTTTCTTTTATTTGACCAACTCTGTTAAACATTTTAGATAAAAAATTTTGTTTTTCGTCTTCTGATTCAAGGCTATCAAAAGCACCTTTAGAATAATCTAAATTATCTCCAAAATCTGAAGTATATTCAAAACCACCTTCAGCACTTTGTAAACCAGCTGGATAAGTTCCACCCGCATTAATTAAAGCTTCTACTGCTTGTCGAGATTCTGGACCTTCTCTTCTAACTGTATCTATATAAGTGTTTCCATAAACAGGACTAACTGCAGTTCCTTCTCCAAACATATTTCCTGCCGGATTAAAATCACCGCCACCACCAGTGTTTGCAAAAGCATCTGTATTTACAATACCTTGATCTGTTACAACTTCATCTTCAGTTGCATCTGTTGGAAGATTGAGACCTAATCTATATTTTTCTTGAGGAAGGAATTGATAATCTTTAAATAATTTTTGATCTGCTAGGTTGTAAAAATCAGCCATTATCTCATTCCTCCTGGTGCAATATCTAATCTAAATGTACCGATTTTCCAGTCTTGACCGGTTCCTGTATTAGATACTTTTAATGCAATTGATCTAGCTCTAAGTCTTGTACTTTTAAAAGTTGTAGAAGTTGTTGCTGTAAAATTTGTAGTAGTAGGAGTGCTGTTTGGATAGTTTCTTGTTGTAAAACTAATTTGTGTATCACCCGTTTGATCTATAAAATCTGGAATAAATCTCATAATTCTCATAATATATTCACCATCACCTCTAATATCAGGAGTCCCTACCGCTTGACCTGTATTACTTCTTTTTTGTGTAATATCAAAATCTCCTGAAACAATGTTAGCTGTAACTGCAGTAATTACACCACCTGCATTTTCTTGATCCGTCCCTGTTTCGTGCTGATAGTATATACTACTTCCATCCACATTGCCAGTAACATCATATGAAGCGTTATCATTAGGGTCATAAAGTGTTGCATGGGGTTTATCGTATACAGCAGAATCTTCCCAAGCAGATCTGTTTAATGTTCCTGTAGTCCATATAGGTCTTTGAGTTGTAGAGTCTAGATAGTTGTAAGTAACTACCCTATCAACTGTAAAGGCATTAGCTGAACAATAGAACCAGTTAATTTCTCCAAAAAGGTTATTGACCCCTGCATTAATTAAATCTCTAGGTACTGAGTTTAAACTATCGTAAACAAAATCTTCAACTAAACATGGCATAGATCTTAGTTGACCATCATAGTTAAAAAAACCATTTTCCGACATCCAATAAGCAGAACCATCGACTTCAACCGCAGCATTTTTACCAATCAATCCGCAGTTAGTTCCTGCTTGTGCAAAGGCAAAAGTAAATGGTGATCCAACAAACTGCATTAAGAACAGTGATGTATCTGTCCAAATATATATGGCATCCCTACCTTTAATTGCAGACATAATTTTAGAACCTGCGGCAAGTCTTTGTGAACCTGCAGTATTGTTTGCAGTAATAGTATAATTGTTAATATCTTCTTGGTCTGAAAATCTTATGAACATATCATCTTGTGTAGTCTTGTCTCCAATTGTTGTTTCTGTTCCCAAGAAAACTAAGTGTCGATCGGGAGTTGACACCAATACATGACGCGATGCAGTTGGTGCACCGGTAATAATAGTTGCTCTATTAGCTACTGCATTTGGTGCTGCAGCATCCCATTCAAAACATTCTCTGTTATAAATAAGTGCAATTAATTTTGTACCGTAATTATCTAAAACCCATAGACCAGGATTTAATGTAAACTGTGTAGAAGATGAAGCTTGACCCCATCCATTGTAATTTGTAACATTGGTAACAGCAGCACCCGCACTATGTGTTGCAGCTGTACTACCATTAGCACCTCTTGCACCACCAGTTAAGGTCCCTGTTCCCGTATCATTTGCTGTGTAGGTAATAAATTCTGTTCCTATTTGTATTGTCCCTGTTGCCGGGAACGCGGCAGAACTTGTTAAGACAACTGTTGTTCCTGTTGTATTTGTTAAAGCAGTTGCAAGAGTTGTTGTTGCAGCACCATTAACTACACCACCGAATAAACCTGTACCCCAACCAAAACCAGACTGTTGTTTTGCAGGTCCAACACTGTAGTAATATAATGCATCAGCAGACCCTGCACCTGATAAAGGTGTTCCTGTTTCTGTAGTTGCCATTGTTAAAGTAAAAGTTGTATTGTTCGGAACAGAAGTCACCATAAACTTTTTACCTTCAAATGTTGCGTTGGTAAAAGTAGAACCAGATAGTCCTGTAACATTTTCAAACATTACGATGTCGTCATCATCTAGCGGTACAGACGTAGAGACTGTTACTGTTATAACGTTTGAACTTGATGTACTTGTAAATGTTGCGCCTGAAACAGTTTTTTCTATTGGGTGAATATCGTAATAAGCGCCTTCAGAAAAAACATAAAGAATTCTATTAGTACCAATTGCAGAATATTTTATGCCAACATTATCATCCCAATTATGAATTGCTCTTGCGGCACCTGTTAATTTATCAGAACCTAGTTGATCCCAACCACCGATTTTTTCAGGAGAACCATATCTAAAACGTACATTGTCTCCATCAAACCATTGCCCCTCGGCCCCGGTCTCTGTGACTTGTTTATTAAATCCTGGTGCAAAACCTAGTTTTTGTAGCATAAATTAATTCCTAGTTTAAAATATACTAGAACCCTAGTTATATCAACATATGTTATAGGTAGAAAATTAAACTACGATGCTGTGTGAGCTTTACCAGCAGCGATAGCCGCATTAACTGCAGCCATATCTTCTGTAGTCCAGTAATCTTTAGCAACCATAAGTTCTAAATGTTCAACATTTCTGTCAACTGCACTTTGTCTATCAGCTGCTTCTTCATCACTCATTTTAGATCCATCAATGATACCATTGATTAGATCTACAGAATGACCCATAGCTGTGTAATCTTGTGCAATTTCTTCTGCTGTTTTAATAACTTCTTCGCTCATAATATTTTCTCCTTATATTGTTGCGCAAGCAACAGTTTTAGTTTTATCAAGTTTTTTAAAATTATCAATAATTATTTGAGGTTCTACCATATTATTCCTTGGGTCACTATCATTAAATTTAGACTCATCCCACTCATCTTTCATATGAAAATGTAGGTTTTTATTGTGAGAATAACCAAATTGTGTCCAACGTGTACTACCCCAAATAACTACTCCATAAGCTTTAGCTGATGGTGAAAAGTGTTGTAGACAACTATCTATACTAACGAACCCTTCAGCACCTTTTAACATTTCATGAATCTGGGCCCAGTGTAAATCACATCTAATTGTACCTTGATAATGCGGTTCATTAGGTAAAACACAGTTAATAATAGTTGTATCAGGATATTCTTCTTGTAACATATTAACTACTTGTTGTGCAAGATAAGGTTGATAGTTTCTATTTGGATTAATATTCGTGTACTGAACATTGTCTCCATAATTCCATTTAGGTTGACCACCTGAGAACTGGATCATTATATATTTACCAATTTCATTATCAGCTAACCATTTAGTAACAGCAACTTTGTGGTTGTCGGTATATAATTTACCGGTCATAGATCTATTAAAATCTACACCGTGGTGTTCACAATAACTTTCAATAATATGTTGTTTACCAAATTGAAAATTTGATTTGTATGGCTCGCAATAAAATATATTATCAGATGCCATGATCCTTGGATCTTGTAACGGTATAGTTTGCTCTAGTGCTAGTTTTACATCTGGATTACCAGCGAAACAATCTATGTAAGGTGTATAAATTTGCACCTCTGATTTCTTTTTTAATTTAGGTAGTAAAGCAGTAAATGCTGTACATTTACCAACACCACCTTCTACGACGTACGTATTAAGCATTATATTCCTTTCGTTTGTTATTACTTATCTTCTAACTCTTTTATTCTAGATTTCAAGTCTTTATTTGTTTCTGATAATTCTTTTATTGCATTGACTAATACTGGGATTAAATGAGAATTAGTCATTTTTAATAGTTCTGGTTTTTCATTATCAATAATAACATTATTATCACCCTCAAGTTCAAGAATATCCTGTGCTTTAAATCCATATTTTTTAAAACCAATAGGAGTGTCATCTTCTCTTGATTTTTTAAATTGAAATGAAACAGGTTCTAATTTATTAACAAAATCTAACCCATGTGGAACTATACCAAAATTAGTTTTATCTCTTTGGTCAGAAGTAACTGTAAGTGCAACTTTAATATAAGCATTAGTAATAGTATTATTTCCTAAAACCATTCTACCATCTTCAGATGTTACTTGAAAAGGAGAAGATGAACGACCAGCATTATGTCCTAATAAAACATTATTATCTCCTGTTGTTACATCAAATCCAGCATTTAAACCTAATGCTGAATTACCAAATCCTGTTGAGCTACTTGCTAAACTACATCTACCTACTGCACTATTATTATAACCTGTTGTGTTTGCACCTAAAGCTGAGTGACCTACTGCAACATTTTCACTACCTGTTGTAGTAACATCTAAAGCACCACTTCCTACTGCTACGTTTTGTGTTCCTGTTGTATTAGTAAATAAAGCATTATTACCAACTGCTGTGTTGCTAGATGCTGTTGTGCTGTAATATAATGCTTGTCTTCCAACAGCTACAATGCAACAACCTGTTGTATTTGTATATAGAGCAAACGTACCTACTCCTACATTTCTACCACCTGTTGTGTTACTTGTTACAGCACTAGATCCAACTGCTGTATTATCAATAGCTGTTGTGTTAGCTGCTAAAGAAAGGTAACCAACTGCTGTGTTGCTAGATGCTGTGGTAGAAACTAATAATGCACCAACACCTACTCCAGTATTTTTATCTCCAGTAGTATTAGTAAATATAGCACAATGACCAACTGCAGTATTAGAAAAACCTTCTGTGTTTTTACATAAAGCAAAAGAACCTACTCCTGTATTATTGTCTGCTGTTGTGTTAGCTTCTAATGCTTGTCTCCCTACTGCTACATTTCCATCACCTGAAGTATTTAGTTCCAATGCCTCATGTCCAACAGCAGTGTTATTATTACCATTGTTTGTGTATAATGAATTTTTACCAAGAGCTGTGTTTCCAAAACCTGTGGTGTTTGTTTTCATAGAACAAGAACCAACAGCTGTATTAACTTCTCCTGTCGTATTAGCACATAAAGATTGATAACCTACTGCTACGTTATTATCTGCTGTTGTGTTAGCTTTTAATGCTCTGTAACCTACTGCTACACTTCGACAACCTGTTGTACTTGTAAACATAGTATCTCTACCAACTGCAACATTTTCACAACCTGTTGTATTAGTATCAAGTGCTGAAAATCCTACTGCTGTGTTGTTTGCTCCTGTTGTAGTTGCATGCATAGCACACATACCTATTGCTACATTGTTATTTGCTGTTGTGTTAGCAAATAAAGCATTATTACCAACTGCTACACTAGAAGCACCTGTTGTGTTAGCACGTAAAGAATTAAAACCAACTGCTACATTGTTACTTGCTGTTGTGTTGGTTGTTAAAGCACTTAATCCCACTGCTGTATTATTATTACCTGTTGTGTTTAACAATAGAGCATCAGTTCCAACAGCTGTATTGCAACAACCTGTTGTATTTGTTACTAACGTTCTAATGCCTAAACCTGTATTGCAATGACCTGTTTCATTATTTGCCATAGAGCCACAACCAAATGCAGAATTACAATAACCTGTTGTATTATCTCTTAAAGTTTGACTTCCAACAGAGGTATTACAATTACCTGTCGTAGTGCTGAACCCTGAACAAAAACCTATTGCTGTGTTTTGTGATGCTGTGGTGTTGCTTGATAATGCTTGTTTTCCTACTGCTGTATTACATGCACCTGTTGTGTTAGCTGCTAAAGCTGAAGTACCAACTGCTGTATTGTTATCTGCTGTTGTATTAGCCGATAAAGCTAATGGACCAACAGCCGTATTATTATCTCCTGTTGAGTTTGTACACAAAGAAGCAGTACCTATAGATACATTACAACAACCTGTACTAGTAGTTTTTTGAGAATCATCTCCAATTGCTATGTTATTACTAGCTGTTGTATTACCTTGTAAAGCATCTGTACCAATACCAATATTAGATGAACCTGTCGTATTACTATCTAAAGAATCTCTACCTATAGCAACGTTACAAGTACCTGTTGTGTTAGCACACAAAGCTATATGACCAATTGCTGTATTGTTTGAACCTGTTGTGTTAGCAAGCATAGAACAAGAACCTAAGGATACATTTTGAGAACCCTCTGTGTTCGCTGTTAAAGAACTCATACCAACTGCTGTATTTTTAGTTCCTGTTGTGTTATTCTCTAAAGCTTGTGCTCCGACTGCTGTATTGTTTGATGCTGTAGTATTTGCAACCATTGCCTGTCTACCAATAGCAGTATTATTAGCACCTGAAATATTATTACTCATGGCTTTTCTACCGATAGCAGTATTTTGACCACCTGTAGTATTTAATCTTAATGAGCATAAACCCATTGCTGTGTTATCTGCACCTGATGTATTTGAAAGCAAAGATAGAGAACCTACAGCTGTATTGCTAGCACCAGATAAACTTCCACTTGATAATGCTTGGTCACCTAATGCTACGTTATCTGTTCCTGTAGGATAATTACCATCTAGTTTGATTGTGCCTAATGCTTGAAGTTCGCCGTTAACAGTTAGATCGTTAACAACTAAATCACTTAAATCTTGACCAATAGCAAAAACACCTGTGTTAGTTGCAACGCCATCAAAGTAAACAAACTTCCAACCTTTATCATCAGTTGCCCAAGTAACCGTGGCCCCTGAACCGGAAGCCGCTTTTAATTGTACTGTGTAAGCACCGGAAGTATTGTTATTAATTATGTAAAAATTTTCTACGCCAACCGGCATAGTTACAATTCTGTTACCAGTAATTGTTCCTGTAAATTTTAAAATTCTTGTAGCAACTGCTGAACCTGTAGCACCATCACTTTCTGTAAGAGTCGTAGTTCCTGCACCGCCTCCAATAGCTACTTCTAAGTAACCACCAGAAATTTGTTCAAATATTTGTAAGTTTGTATTAGTCTTTGTACCCCAAGTCCCAGCGTTTTCGCCGGTAGCCATTAGTTCTACGCCAAGAGGTGTATAAGTTGATGCCATAAATTTTTTCTCCTAAGCTGCGTGAGTTACATCTGTATAAGACGTATTTCCTGTTACGTCAACCTCAGAATAACTTGCGCTATCTGTTTTATTGACTGCACTATAACTTGTATTGCCTTCAATATCAACATCTTGATACGATAAAGGTGACACATTTCCAACAGAAATATCTGCTTGAATTCCTGTTAGTCCCATTACATCTGCAGGATTTATTGAGCCTGTTGAAGAAGTTAAAGCACTAGGTGCTGTTAATGGATAAGCAACTTCTGTAACCACAGAACCAACACTAGAAGTTGCAGAAACACCTACTACACCCATTACATCTGCAGGATTTATTTGACCAACACTTGCTGTTGCTGATTGACCCGTTAATCCCATTACATCCGCTGGAGATATAGATCCAACACTTGTTGTTGATGAAACTCCCACTACACCCATCACATCTGCAGGAGATATTGAACCTACAGAAACGTCTGCTTGAGAACCTTGTGGTATTTGTATTTCAGAATTATTAACTGTAAGATCGCCAATTCCTGTTGTTGCAGCATTTGGCGCTGTTAAAACAAAAGCTCTTTCAACTACAACTGATCCAACACTAGATGTTGCTGATTGTCCTGTTAAACCGATAGACATATCGGTAACTGTCAAAGAACCTACAGAAGAAGTTGCTGCGGATGGCGCTGTTAAAACAAAAGCTCTTTCAACTACAACTGAACCTACACTAGATGTCGCTGACTGGCCTGTTAAACCAATGGACATTTCTGTTGGAGATATTGCTCCGACTGAAGATGTTAGTGCTGATGGTGCTGTAAGGGTTAGAGTAAGGTCTGCTTGCTCACCCCATAAGTTTTGACCCCAGGTAGTACCGGATTGGTTCCAAGTATTAGCCATAAGGATTTACCCCTATGCTATTCGAACTATAGCGTTACTTGCGTCTGCTGCTGGAAATTGAACTGTGAAAGTTCCATTAGAAACTGTTTTATCTGATCCAAACGCTACTGCACAAACTGCAGGATCACCAGAAGCTGAATCATTAAAAATTAAACATCCGTTAGCTGTAAATGAAGCTGATGTCCAAGATATGTCAGAAAAATCACAAACTGCTGTGCTACTATCTAAAACTGGAGTTACACTTGTAAGAGCTTTTCCTTTTGCAGAATAAGCTGAACCCGAAGTGTTTGCAATCTCGTTTGATGAACTATATGCTGTTGTACCTGCACCTAAAGATGCTGAACTAGTATATAGAGCTATATTAAAAGTATTTCCAGATGATGCAGTAAAGTTATGAACCGCTTTTAAAATTTCTACTTTGAAACTATTACATATTGCCGATGATATTGCCATAATTTTTTCTCCTTAATTTATGGAGACGGTGATTTGACAGGTATTCTAACAGTTCCGTCAGTGTAATCGTCTCTTCTTCGTCTTCCAAGTTGCATCCCTGCAAACTGTTGTATAGAACTTTTATACTTATTTTCATATAGTGTCAACATCTCCATTGGACCTTTTAAAAAAGCAAAAGCTTCTACTAAACAAGCGTATAGTAGTCCTTGTGGAAAATATGTACTTAAATATGTTTCTGCACTACCAGTGGCTCCAGAACCTAAACCAGTAGGCATTTTGTTGTAATATATTCTAAATTTGTAGTTAGCATCAGGTGTTGGTGCAAGATAAATACCTCCAGAAGTAGTATCTGTAGTATTAGTAGCGCCACCAAACATAGCGTAGTATTTAGGAAAACCTGTAACAGAATTAGTAGTATCGGTGGGTGCTTGTATCTCACCAGAAGGTCCAAATTTTCTATCAGTAAGTTCAGATAAATAACTTTGATCTTTTTTCTCTAACCAACTTCCGTTACCTTCCGTGTTAGCTGTAGAATTAAATACCTCAACTCCTCTAACAAACAAAGTTCCAGCGGGAGCATTAATTGTATTATCGTTTGCAGCTAGAGTACCCTCTTGAACAAACCTATCAGAATCCGTAGGAAGATCTTGATTAATTCTAAACTCCGCAGACATAATAATACCATCTAAAATAGTGGTTGTAAAAACAGTGTCCTCTACTTCAGTGTAATCTAAAATAGCTTGTTTTAATGTTGTGTATGTATATTTAGAAATTCCAGCCATAATTAAGCCCTATCATTTATTGGGCCGTATGTACACTGCAAACCACCACCTGCTAAATATGTGCCAGCTACAAAATCCAAAGGTATAGCAAGAGCTGGAACTAAATAACTATTTTCTTCTGTAACAGTTGTATTAGCGTCATTAACGGAAGTAGTTTGTACCATTGTAACAGGTCTAGAACCAAATACTTTAGCTCCTATTGGATGAGAACCTGCTGTTGTTTTTTCAGGACTAACTCCTCTATAAGGAGCTGAAGTGCCTCTTGAAACCACATTAAAAATATTATCAGTTCTGTTTCCTCCAGTATATTCAATTACTTCGTTTTCAAACATACCTGTCACACTATTAACTTTTTCAATCATCATAAAACCTGAAGAAGGCCATGTACTACCTAATGTAACAACATTCGGCATATCATCTAAAGTAATTGTTGTATCAGTTGCATTTATTGCATTAGTTAAAGTTGTGGCTAGTTCTAATTCTATTGCTTTATAATAAACAGTTCCGTCATCAGTAAGTAAAGGAGTTTTAATATTTCTAAATCTAACGTGATCTCCATTTACTAAACCACTATTAGCTGCATTAACACTAAGTGCTGTTTGTGTAGGAACGAGATAAGTAGAACTAAGTTCAAAAGGATTGTTAGGTAAAAAATCTTCTGTTGGAAATTCTGTTCTTGCAGGTCTTGCTCTAACCAAAGCTTGTGGGTCTGCATTAGTTGGTTTAGGATCTAGTTGTGGTTGTTTCGGTTCATATTCAGATATGTGCACAAAAGCACCATTCCATTCTCTAACCATTTCATTATATGGAAAAGCCATACCTGATCTATCAGAAATTGCTAAAGCGAATTTACCTTGTGCGAAACTACTCATTAGACCCCTGGGTAATAAATTTTAGGTGAGATATAAGTAGAATTAGAAGAACCATCTTCATCTTCTGCTCTCAATAACTCATCTTCGTATAACATTTTTAATGATTGTACTCTTTGAGGAGCATACTTAATTGATAAATAATAAGCTAATCCTGCAATCATACACGGTATAAATCTGTAAGGAATATCTGTTGCATTTGTATAAGCTCCTACATCATCAATTCTTTTTGTATAATAAAAATTTATAAAATTTCCAGCCTGCGTGCTTCCAGGTGTTAAATACAAAGTAACTGTAGTTTTATCTATAAATCTTTGGACCCAATACTGAGTCGGTAAACCTAGATCTGTTTTGTTTGAAAATGCTTGATACTGCGATCTACTAATTTTAGTCATGGGTGTATCAACATTTGTAGAAGAATTTCTAAAATTTAATTCTTGAATATCAGTCATACCATTAGGAAATTGTAAAACAGCATCTCCAGAATTGTGGGTTGCTGCAGCGCTACCATTAATTCCTCTAGTACATCCTGTAAGATTTAATGAAGACACTCCTGTATATGAAATTTGTTCAGTTCCAATTGTAAGAGTTCCACCTACTGTAGGCATTCCTGTAACAGAAGCAACTGGGACAGTTGTAGCTGTAGCATTTATTCCAGCAGAAAGAGTTGTACTGATACCATCGGAAGTACCGTCCGCAGGAGATCTAAAAAAAGTATAAACAGCTTGACCGTTTACAAGAGTTACACTTTGATTTTTTACTTCCCAAAAATGTAAACCTCTATTTCCCCATTCTGAAAATAAAATGTTTAAAGATCTTTTAGCAGTTTTTAACTGATAACCAGAAACACCCTGCATACCAATACGTTCGTAAGCATCTTCAATTATTTCATCAATGCCTAGGTTCTTATCAAAAACATAAGAACCAGAGGTTGTATTAGCCATTTAAACCTACCCGTCAAATTGTATTGACAATCCTACTACTGCAGTTCCACCGTATGCAAAATATGCGCCATCTTCACATAAAATTCCATCGTCAGAAATATATGGATCAATTGTTGATCCGCTGTCTACATTTACAACAAGTCTGCTTTGACCCGATGTTGCTGAACTATTTTTAATAACAATAAATCCTGCTCCGCCACCAGCAACTCCAGTCATACTTCTGACTCTAGTTCTGCCAGCAAAAATAGTTCCTGTAATAGCTCCTGATTTTACTCCAGCAGAAATATCTGTTGTGATAGCTCCACTCGCAGTAATACTTGTAACTTCTGTCCAAGTTCCAGCCACATCAACTGTGTTGGCATTTGGTCCAGTTGTTGCTGCACTTGTAGCGGCATCTCCGTTAGCATCTTTTCCTACAACTACAAAAGTTATTCCTGAGTTGTTGGCTGAAGAAGTTAAAGTAACTGTTTGAGCGTTAACCCAAGGTCCACTATTTAATAGAGCTAAAGTAGTAGCTGTAGCAGCTGCAGAAATTGCATCTGTGTCAGTTCCGAATACTACAGTTTTACTTTTTACTCCTGATACATTACTCATAATTTTTTTCTCCTATTAATTTATACTAAGGCCCCGAAGGGCCCTAGTTAAATTTATTATACTACTCTTTCAGTTACTACTTTAATGTAGTCAACCATTAAGTTTGTAGTAGTTGTACCTTTAGTGTTAGTACCCATTGATACCGCTAAACCAATATCATCCGGAACAGTCGTAGCTGACTGATCATATATAGGGTTACCATTGTAGTAAACTCTATAAACACCAGTAGTTCCAACACCTTCTTGTCCAGCTGGAATAAATCTAAATCCAACTCTAACAGTATTACTAGGTATTTGAGCTGCAGTTGCAGATTGAGTAGCAACAGTTGAATCAGCAAAAGTTAAATCCGATCCACCCGCTGAACTGTCAATTGTGTATGAAGTGCCTGCACCATTTTTTCTAACTACAAATTGGATTGTAGTTGTGTCTTCTAAGTGAGAAAAACCAATACAGTCATCTGGTAAAGATGCTGGATCAGCAAATCCTGTGTTAGCTAGACCAACAAAAGTGTTTGCTTCAGACACGTCGATACTTGCAAATGAAGTTTCAAACGCCATTTTTTTATTTTGTTGATAATTAAAAACATTATAACCTTCTACTAAGTTAACGTCATTAGCAGTCGGAGAACCATCATCTCCTAATACTAAAAATCCATTAGCGTAGTTAGCAGCTTGTGTAGAAGCTGCAGCTGTCTCAGTTATGTTCCAATCACCTGCGTTGTATGTAAAGAAATCGTTTTGATAAACAAACTCATTATCATTAGCAGTAATAATTGGTTGTTTCGCGTGTGTAAACAAAGAAGAACCCTGCATTTTGCCAGGTACATTTGTTACACCATTTGAAAAGTGTGTTGTCATATAATCAGCGCCTCCTAGCGCCAGTTATCCTACTAAGCAAAGATAACCAATTTATGTTCTATTAAATATCTTAGTGTGTTTTTTATACAACACTTTTAGGTAGAGCGCAAGCGAGCCTGTAATGTGAATTGAATTTATTCAACGATGTAGCTTTTGAT